ATCACGGTCCAATCAGTCTGAGAGAGCAAGGAGTTAGCCGTCGCCTTAAACTGAGCAATGTAGTTGGACTTCAAGCCCTTAGTGACTAGCCGCTCGGCAGAGTCAACCATCGCAGGCTTACCGTCCACCTCACCCAGCACCTGAACATACATCGGGTTGCCATCTGCATCAAACTCTTCCCGGTCGTTTAGTTCTTTAGGGGTGTTGGTGTACTGACGAGTAACCGTGCTGTTATTTACCACATACTGATCGAAGGTGACCCAGTAAAACCGCTCGTCTTCCCGCTGGCCTTCTATTACCTCAACAGCGCCATGAGCCATTGCAGTCAAGTAAGTCGGCTTGGGGTCATTGGGGAAGAGCGCATATAACTCCCCAATCTGAGTAATCTGGTTGTTTTGAACTATGGCGTACATGTCTTACCTCGCAAGGGCGTATTTGAAGGGGTTTTCCGCAAAAGCTGCGTAGATGTATGTGCCACCGTTGGCATTAAAACCGGTATCGGTACCTCTAAGCTTAAATCCGTTTGACACCGCGTCTAATGTTGGAAAAGTTGTTTCTGCATCCGATAGATTTACTCTAAGGTTTTTATCCATTACATTATATGGATCCCTAGCGGTGTCTCGTATTTGCCAATTTTCGCCTGCGGTGTCGGTTCTCTTATACATAATCCAACGAGGCCTAAACCCACAGTATACAAAAGGCCCGTCCGCACTACCATTGCCGGTGTAAGATCCAAACTTGCTGTAGCCAGTGACTTCTGCAAAGCAGTAGGTAATCATATTATTGGCATTGATTCCAGAGCCAATATAAAAGACAGACGATGTTGGTGCGGTGTTTTGCCAAATGGCTGTATCGGTTGCAGCGCCAGCAGTTAGGTTCAACTGCATATACTTTCCAGCGCCAAGGTCTTTGAAAAACACATACCACTGGCTTGTCTGGTCTAGCAATTTAACAATATACATTGAAGGCGCAACACCAAGGCCATGCCCAATCGTTGCGTTGCCAGAACCATTCCATTTCACCACCGAGAACCCAGAAGTGGTATTTGCGCTTACCGTGCTGGTGATAGACCCTGCGGTATTGGATGAGCCTGCGCCGTTAGCTTTCCAGTTCCAAGCGACGTAGGTGGCGGTGTTTGTGTTAAGTTGAGCAAGCGCCCCCACCGTGAATCCGTCCGTACCGAATGCGGTCAGGCCCGTAGTTTCAGTGGTCTCTGCTGTCGTGGTATTACTTTCCAATTGCTTTTGCACGCCACGCACGGCGTCATACAGGCCGTGATCAGTCGCGCCGGATCTGCCCTTAATCCATACAAAATCAGGTTGAAAACCTACACCTGTTTGTGCGTTACTTGATCCTGTACCCGTATAAAGTACCGTATTGAAATAATCATCCCCCTGCACAACCGTTGGCGTCGGCAGATTCTGGGTGCAGAGTGCTTTGAAGCCGGATGGGGCGGTGTAGGCGAAGGGGCGCTGGCCGAAGTTGATAACTCCCGTAGAACTACCGTTTGCACATACGCCAATAAAGAACGATTGTGACGCACCTGTCCATGTAGCAGCCGCTCCAGTCTTGGACGACCCGCTTGTGGGGGAACCAGAGTTTTGAAATGTGCCGTTTTTGCTAAAGTAAATAGCACCGTTATCACAATCAACAGCAATACCAATCACATCGTTTGCGGCAAATGTATTTCCATAAGAACTTTGGCTTCCGGCAACGTATTTATTCCCGTTGTTTAGATAGCCAGCTTCGCCACCACTTTGAACGCCGGGATAAAATGAAGAACCATCACCACCTAATACGCTATCTGCTTTTCGTGTACCAACCCAAGGAAAAACTGAGTTTGTTGCAGTAGGTGTAAATTCCGCATACCACTTTCCAGTCTTTCCAGTTTCAATCGTTGAGTAGGTGCTATTGTCACCAGAAGCAGCAATGTTTAAGTTGCCGTTTGTAAGCGTGACACCTGCCTTAATCAGCGGATTCAGCGTTGCATAATTCCCCCGCACCTCTCCACCTGCACCAGTATCCGTACCGTAGGCAGTCGGGCTGTCCACCAGCGAGTCATTGCCAGCACCAGCGGTCACGCTAAAGTTGTTGGGCGTCCAGTTGTTGCCGTTGCCCGAGTAGTCCTTGCCGAGCGTTGCAGCCGTGGTATTGCTGTTGTCGCTGAAGTTCAGGTAGAACCCGTTGGTTCCATAGGTGCCAACAAACTTCAGCGGCGACCAGACTCCTGTGGTTGGACTGTAATAACCGAAGGATGATGGGGTTAGTGCTTGACCATCGATGAAGTTGACCTCGGTTACATAACCGTTGAAATATGCGATGTTACCAGTAAAAGCATTTACGCCAATGTAGTGAGCAACGGTATTATTAACAACATAGTCCGTGTTTTGGGTTGGATTGTTAGATGTTCCAAAAGCAGTCACCTGCGATCCGTTGACATACAGTTTTACCCTGTCTCCTGCGGTTGCTTGTGTAGTATCAAAGACAATAACAATGTGATACCAAGAACCAACATCACGAAAAACCTGTGATGTAACTCTCCAGTTTTGTGTAAACGCAGAAATATCAAGTTGGTCTGAAGAATTAAACGAAACTGTAAACAGCGTGGTGTCACTACCAGTTCCAGAATACGCACCAAAGAAATGGGTAGATGCGCCTAATGCGCTCCGCTTTACCCAACCAGACCATGTCCATGTTTTTCTATTGGTCGCCGATGCGGGGGTTCGATTTAAGTAAGCACTATCCGCAGAGTTAAACCGCAGTGAGCGAGTAATTTGATAGTCTGTGTTGACGTAGTTAGACGCTGCCGTGGGAGTCAATGTCCCCGACGAATAAAAAGTATGAATGACGTTTCCGTTGGCGTAGCTTAGTGTGCCGCCAGTAAACCATTGCGTAGTGCCAGGGTAGGAAACAATAACAATGCCGGAGCCGCCAGTGCCCGCGTTGCCGTTATTGGAAGAGCCACCACCGCCACCGCCAGTATTTGCACCCGCATCTGTTCCGTTGCCCGCCCCGCCGCCACCTACACCACCTGCACCAACGGTTCCCGCAGAAAGAGCCCCGCCCCCGCCACCGCCAGCATAGGTTGTGCGCGTACCAGAAATGTCAGACGCTACACCCGAACCGCCGTTACCGCCACGATTAGTTACGGCATTCAAGCCAACAGTGCCTGCGCCACCACCACCGCCGCCGCTATTTGTTGTAAGCCCAGTGCCGCCAGCATTTCCTTGACCTACTGTGCCCTGTGCTCCAGACAGAAAAGAAGACCCAGAGGAACCGCCACCTCCTGATCCACCGGAGTAAGAACCATTATTGTTAAATCTAGCCCCAGTGCCACCACCTTTTGAAGTTATGGAACCAAACACAGAATCACTTCCGGCAGTTCCAAAACGACCAGAACCAGCGCCGATTGTCACTGTAATTGCAGAACCTGTGGTGACACCTATACTGCCTTGAAGCAAACCACCCGCTCCGCCCCCGCCGTTTCCATTAGAACTATTTGCATTGTCACCACCAGCACCACCGCCAGCAACAACCAGATAATTGACGGCTAAAGGACTTTGATTCGTCCAGGCACCCTGGCGAATCGCTGTAACTTGCTGCTTGAGGGAAAAGACACCACTAGGCATAGTTCACCTTAAAACGTAATTGATCCAGATGATGTCCATACATACACGCGCCACGCCCCGGAAATATAACTTTGCGGAGAACCCGTGGTTGATGTTGCTGCCTTGAGATAAGAAGGATAGCGGATAACTACGATACCTGAGCCGCCTGCTGCGCCATAAAATAAAACGGCTGGAGTGCCTCCTGATGGATTACCACCCCCACCGCCACCACCCCCGGTATTAGCAAGTCCGGCAGTTGGAAGCAACGAAATTGAAGCCTGACATCCATTTCCACCACCAGCGGTTCCTATTCCAGCAGATATAGATTGTGATCCACCGCCACCGCCACCTGCATATAAAACACGAGATCCTGTAATAGAACTAACTAATCCAGCACCACCATCGCCAGCCTTGACACTTGAGACCGCTGCCGTTCCCGCCGCTCCCGCTCCACCACCACCGCCGCCGGGGTTGTTAGATGCAGAAAGTCCACCGCCACCCGCAGATCCTTGTCCACTGGTTCCAGAACCACCAGCACCGTTTGCGGGAGTTCCAGTTGAAGCGCCGCCCCCACCAGAACCGCCAGAACCACCAGCGCCAGAATTAATATCATAAGAACCACCTCCACCTCCACCAGTAGCAGTAATATTGCCAAATACTGAACTAGAACCAGCATTGCCAGCAACTTGAGAGGATATTGCTGCGCCACCAGCGCCAATTGTTACTGTGATTGCAGAGCCCAAGGTCACAGGATATGCTGTACCTTGAAGCAAACCCCCGCCACCACCTCCGCCGCCTAAGTATCCGCCGCTACCACCTCCCGCTACTACCAAATACTCAACGGAAGTGACAGGTTGATTCAGGCCGGTATTGACGGCGGAAACAATCCCGCCCATGTATCGCAAAGGCATGTAGCCCTCCGATTAGGTAATGGCTTCAAACGTAGCGGTATAGGTCAACGCGCTGGCCGTGCCTGACGTAACCCCAACCGATTGGTTTTCAGTCACATAAAACGAATTGGTCTTGTCTACAACGACCAAGGACGAGTTAGGCGGTACGCTGATCTGATAAGCAAAGAAAGACACCACCGTTGCAGACCCAAACGTCGCGTTGTTGCCAATCGCTACCGTCGCATTTGCTGCGCTGGATGTCGTGTTACTCACCACAATCGAAGTCACGCGGTTTACCGTATTAGCCGCCGGGGTTAAGCCCGTCAGTGATGTGGTGCCGTTGTGCGTCCACGAGGTTGTCGCAGACGTACCGGAGGGAATCACATATGCGGTATTACCATAAATTGACGTGACGTTGACAATATTTGGATTTGCCATGATCTATTCCTTAGAACCCGAAAATCATCGCTATAGCGATTGCTTTGCCAGTATTAATACCACCTAAATTAGACAGCGCGGTGGCTGCTGAAGTGGCTCCCGTGCCGCCGTTACTAACAGGAAGCGTGCCGGTAACTCCTGTTGAAAGAGGAAGACCTGTAGCATTAGTTAATGTGCCAGAAGAAGGTGTTCCTAGCGGGCCACCATTATCAAGCAGCCTTACCCAAGACCCGCCGTGTGCAAAATACATGGCCCCGTCTGCATGAGAGTGGGCCACAGCACCATGATAAGTTACAGCAGACGGAAACGCCGCTTGATTGGCAAAATAAAATGGTATAACGCTGCCTGCCTCGGGTGCAACGATTGCTCCGACATCTGATATGGTTACCGCAGAGTTTTGGACTAGTTTGCCTGTCGTGCCGTCAAATCGGGTAATTGCATTATCGGTAACCGCACCAGTGCCAACCATACCAACAAAAACATAATCCGTACCATTATGGGCAACCACTGCCGTTTGACCCGGTAAAAGCGTTACGCCTGTCTGACCCGTGGCTTTAAAGGTCAAGCTATAAGTGGTGTCTGCATTAATAAGCCGATAAGACCGCGCTGGGCTTGTGCTTAAATTACCTACAGTAATCGTGGAGTTAACAGCAAGCGAAGAAACCCTGAACCCTGCTTGTTGAGCACTTGTTGTCGTGATGTTTGTTGCGGATGAAGTACCTTCCGTGGTCTCAATAGTCAATGCACCGGATGAGAAATTAGCACTTGTCAGGTTAGCCATGCCTGCAATAGCAATATCTAAATACTCAGTTAACCCATTATTAGTTACATCACCCCAAACTCCTGGCTCTGTGCCTGTAACAGGTAAAGGTAAATCTAAACGAGTTGTATGATTAACAGCCATAAGTTACTCCGTTTCAACCAATTGCCAGTTTGGAATTTGAAAGTTATTTATTAAACTCCAATACAGCACCCCAAAAGATCCAACATTACCAGTGGCAGAATTACCCGTTAATGTCGGTGTAACGGTTAAAGATCCAACTTGCCCCGTGGCATTAACACTTGTAAGTGTCTTACTAATCGTTACAAGAACCGAATCTACAGAACCAACACCTGAAACACCAGAAAGCGTATCAGAAAACGCAAAGCCTAAATTACCTACTTCACCGTTTGCACTATTACCGGTAAGAACTAATCCAGTCTGAAGATCTAACGAACCGACATTACCAGTGGCAACGACTCCTGTTAATGTTGTATCAACATTAGTGCCGCCCCAAGCATTACTACCCCATGTACCATCACCCCATGTACCGTTTGCCACAACATACTCACTTAATTAAGCTATTCTTAATAAAGCATTTGTAGAATCATTTGTAGGCAAAGTCAACGTAAACACACCAGCAGTAATTGTTTGAGAACTAAACGTATGCACACTAACAGCCTTATTACTTTGTGTGCTATTATAAATTAATACACAATCAAACGCCGTACTTAAAGTTAATGGGCTACCAGAAGAGCCAAAAGTTAGCGAAGCTGTAGGTTGTGTAAATGCTGTAGTGCTTGTTGACGTAGGCGCATTAAAAGCACCTGTAGAAATACCGCCCGCTGTATAGTTTGTACCTGATACTTCACCTGTACTATTGTAAATCGTGGTCGTAGCATTAATAGTTGCTGAAGTAAGAAACAACGCAGCCTTAAACGAATCCGCAGCAGTCGTAGCTCTTGTTGGAGCAGTTCCAAATGCGTGTGTTCCGGTCAATAACTCGACCTTAAACGAAGTGCACATTGCTTGTGTATTTGCCATGTCAGGCTCCTAAAAAGATGCAATTGAGCCACCCATAGATGGCATTTTTTTTAAAATAACATGAGCAGAGCGATGTACCAGCTCGCCTTCATGCCAATACTCTACCCAAGTAATATGCTCATCCTCGTTATCAATGACGCCCTCTCGCTTCTCAAGTAAGGCTTCATCCATAGGTCCTTTAGTTGTCGTAATCATGCAATCCTTAATACTGCGTCAGTTGCCCCCGGAGCAGGGAAAGTGATCGTCAAATCAGAACCTGACTTCACAATCGTTGCACCAAAATTCAAAACACATACAGCACGGTTTTGATTGGTGGAGTTATAGATCAACGCACCCGCGCAGGAAAGAGTAACGTTTGAAAAGGTTGCGTTTTGGAATGACCAGTAGCCTGTCGTTCCTGATGTGGTTGGCGTGATGTTTGTAAGTGCAATGCCACCAGCGGTGTAATTGGTTCCACTCGCCTCATTTGATGCCGTATAAACCGTGGTATCCGCACCGAGATCGGCACTGGCAGTGTAGAGGGCAATCTTAAAAACATTTCCCGTCCCCGTCGTAAAGTTGTGCAAAGCTCTGGCAACCTCAGCTTTAAAACTTGTGCACATCGTCTGATAGATTGCCATACTACCTCACAGGGTAACGTACTTGTACGTCACGATAAGTATCACGGCGATCTTTACCATCACCAAGCTGTTTGAACAGCGCAAGAGCTTCTTTATACTGAGCCTCGATCCTAGCCATCATATCTTGCTCAGCCTTGATAAATGTATACGCCTCTTGGAGTGCGCCATACAAAAGCACCGTATCAAAGTTAGTGCCAAGCCAGGATGTACCCGCATCAACGATAGACTCTGGGTAATAAAAATAATGAAGCTCAGCTTGGTAATTTAAATCTGGCGTTGGCCCAACAATTATGGATAAATCAGTGGTGATAACGCCATTATCAACTACAGGGCCAAATAATGCGTAGTGACGAGGACGACCTGTTGATGTAGGGATGGGGTATGCTTCACGAATAAACTCAACATCTTTATTCAACAGAAAATCACGCCGCCCTGTCGTCAGATTAATTACAGCAAGACTGAAGGGAGAAAGAAAGTCAGTAGGACAAGTGAGGTAAGGATTATCTGCGTCAAAAACGCCTTCTACATTTTTGCGGAATATAGGTGGTTGAACGGAGTTAAATATTCGCTGCTCAGCCTGCTTAACAAATGTCGCAAGTTGATCATCAGAAGTAAACGTTGTAGCTGAATCAGTAAAAGTAATCGTTGGGAAGTCGTTCTCGACATATCCTCGGATCGCTTTTTTTAACTCCGTATAGTTCACGCCATTGGCCCCCTAGCCATTATCCCTTTAATTGCAGCCCCAGTGCCACGAATTTTAATACCGGACGTTTTAGGTTTATCAGGATTAGAAATTTTAAGTTTCTGCCCTTTCATATTATGCGGCTCTGCGTATACAGAAGCAGGGCCAACTTCCTTACCCGCTTTTTTCATACTGTAATTAGCCATTACATACCCCCACCAGAACGATTTTGATTAGCAATCTTGGCGCGATTACGTCCTAACTTCAACATATCTGCATTGGTTTTACCCCCAGCAGAAAATTTAGTTTTAGCTTTACCAGGGTGCATACGGGCTTCATGTTTATGCACAGCCCCCGCTACCATCTTTTTACCCGCTTTCATATCATGTTTCATTATTTACTCCTACGCAGCAGTAACAGAATTAACCAAACCCTGCGCTACCAAATTATTTGGAGTAAGCGCAGCATCAAACGATCTCGACCCACCAACAGGGTTGAACCCCCACTGAATAATTCGACTACCCATTGTAATAGTTCCAAGCTCATCTTGGCTAGAATCATCGTTTACAGCTTCAATCTGTAAACCATTCAAACCTGCTTGTTGATAAGAATTAGAATCTACGCGAGGGTTGCGAATAGCTTGTGGGTCATACACCGGATACATACCGAGTTGTAGCTGTGGTTGATCAGGTTCCCAGCACTCTGGACAAACAAGAATATTGACATTCTTAGTCTTAACCACCAGCGACTTTAACTGCTTCAACTTAAAGCGAAAATTACACCGATCACATTGCGCGATAGCGTATTTACCTGAAGCAAACTGATTAGGCATCAGTAACTCCCAGTATTGCCCAGGTACATTCTGCGAGGTACAAAACGAACAGCAGCTTTCTCTCGATCTTCACCAGCAGCAAAGTTCCACTGTTCTTCGTACGAAGCTTTCAACATTTGAATACGCTCCATACCTTCAGGAATTTTTTGTGCTATGTAATACGCCAATCCTGCTGTAATACAGGGAAGAAACCTAAACGGCATATCAGGGGTTTGAATACCATCACCGGCATCCTGCACCCGACGCATACGCCAATAAACTACCTGATAGTACGGCGAGGCTTGAGTGCCTTGGTCAGGGACAGGCCAAACTGTAAATTGGGGGTAGGCTGTTGCAGATGGAGAATAACCGCTGGTGGCGGGGTATGTGGCTCCAGAGTTCCTGCTGATGTAAATTTGTATCGGTCTTGCTTGAGAAAGTTTGTTTGGGATTGTGGCGTAGGTGGAGACACTAATCCGTGTAAGGGTGAGGTCAGCTTGCGTTGAGGCATTCCCAGATCCTGTCCTTATGACGTGTTCAAGCAAATCAATGGTGTCGTTCGGTAAATCGTACGTCGCAGTGCCCTGTACCAAATTCTCTGTGCCCTGCTCAATCGTCCACATATTGATGCCACGATTTGCCCACTCTATAGTTAGTAGGTTCATCGAACGACGCGCAGTACGCAAGTCGTAACCCGAGCGCATCTCCCGACCAGCCCTTTCAAAGGCTTCCTCGGCTATGTCTACAAACTCAAGGTTAAAGTCGGTTGAGCCGCTCGTTGTCATCTAAATCTTGCAGTTTTTGCTGCAATCCCTTTGGGCTGTTTAACAAATTGTTTACCTGCGCTTTTACCGGCTCGTTTTGCTCTTGAAGTCGCAGCATACTCAGCAGGTGTAAGAGACTTAATTGCCGCCTCTGGGAGATACCGCTCGCCAGTTGCTTTTGAACCCTGTGTGCTAGGTTTGCCACTTTTGGTTCTCCATTTCTGGTCAGTCCAATCTTTGAGACTTTGCTGAGATTTTGCTAACCCACCACCAGCCATCTTCTTTCTCCCAGCACAATGAGCCTTTTGCGAAAACCCTTTGGGGTTATTGCAATCAATAGACTTTTTGTACTTTGTAGACCAAGTCATTACTTCATCTTTTTTAACGTCTGCGCTAACCTCGCACGTTGTCCTAACTTACCCGGTGCTTTTGCTGCCTTAGATAACATGGCTGCGGGTATCTTTTGCCCTGCTTTGACACCCAACGACTTACGCAAAGCTCCTGGCTTTTTGATGGCTTCTTGAATAAATTTGCCACTTTTTGCCATACCACCCTTTTTCAAATACCCCATCTTGTTTCGTACTTCTTCAGGAAGCTTGGCAAGGCCAGGATTTTTTTCTTGATCAACAGGTTTAAGCGCCATTATTTATAACCTCCACCAGCTTTCTTGTATTGCATAGCCATCATTTGAGCTTTTCGGGCTGACCACTGCCCTGGCGCTCCTCCTTTACCACCCGCCTTAATTCGCTCAAAAATAGATTTACGCAATCCAGGTTTAGTGTAATTGCCTGCTTCGTTAACACGCGATTCGCCACCTTCTTTATATGAAGCAGTTTTTGCAGCGTTGGCAAAGTCACTCTTTTTAGGTGCGCCTTTTTCTCCAACGCTACGCATCGTTTCACCAGAGCCAGCAGCTATCCGTCTTCTCTTAGCAGCGATGTTGGCATACAGACCACCACCAGCAAATGTTTCAACGTTGTCACCGTCTTTACGTTTGATGGTTTTAGCTTTTGGCATCTTAGAGGGGGATATGGCCCCCATGCCACGGCTCGGTTTCATCTGTAACCACCTGATTTTTTCATTTTGCTCATCATGCCGCCGCCACCCATTTTAACCATTGTGCCTTTGGTCTTGCCCTTGGTCGCAACGCCATCTTTACTTGGTGCTGCTGTTTTAACAGCACCCATTTTAGTCATACCGCCGCCTGCCATCATTTTCTTTTTCATGGCAACGCCACCGCTTCTCATCATTTTGGACATCATTTTTACTACTCCTTATACAGGTTGTTAAAGGTTACTTCTGAATCCATG